CGCGATTATGATGAAAAGCGTAATGTCTTTTTTGACAAGCCAATGCACGATTGGGCAAGTCATGGCAGCGACAGCTTTCGTTATTTAGCATTAGGAATGGAACAAGAAAGCACTTGGGGTCAGCCGATTAAGATCAACACGAAATGGATAGTTTAAGACATGGATGAAGGCAAACTAAAAGGCATACTAGATGCCGAGATCGACAATGCTATCGGTTTCATAGAAACAGAAACCACAGACGATAGACGCAAAGCGATTGAATACTATAATCGTTACCCCTATGGGAACGAAGTAGAGGGTCGTAGTCAAATCGTTACAGGCGAGGTAGCAGAGGTAGTCGATGGTGCATTGCCACAGCTCCTACGAGTGTTTACGCAGTCTGACGAGATGGTGCGCTTTGAGCCTAAGTTCCAAGGCGATGAGGACAAAGCCAAGCAAGCTACCGAGTATGTTAATTGGGTGATGAGCCGAGATAACGATGGAGTCTTGATATTCCATAACTGGTTTAAGGATGCACTTCTACAAAAGAATGGCATTGTTAAAGTCTATTGGGATGAGAAGGTAGATGTAACGAAGGAGTCCTATAAAGACCTGACCGAAGAAGAATTAACGATGTTGGTAACTGATCCTGGCATCGAGGTAGTAAATCAGGACAGTAGACAAGTAGCAGAGAATGTAGATCCAATGATAGGCGCAGTAATCCCTGTCTTTGCTTACGATGTCAAGATCAAAAAGACCGAAAAAGATGGCAAAGTTATTGTAGAGAATGTGCCACCAGAGGAGTTCTTAATCTCTAAGAAAGCACGAACTATAGGCGATAGCCCATTCGTAGCCCATCGCAGATTGGTTACTCGCTCAGACTTAGTAGCAATGGGATTCAATAAGAAGATCATTGAGACTCTTCCTACATTTGGAGACATTACCTATAACCAAGAGCGTGTAGCTCGGTTTTCACAAGGCGAACAGCCAGACGATCAGAACATGGTCGATGACTCAATGCAAGAAGTAGAAGTATTTGAATGCTATATTAAGTGCGACATGGATGGCGATGGGATCGCTGAACTGCGTAAAGTAACCTATTCTGGCAAAGAGATCTTAGATAACGAAGAAGCGGACTTTGTTCCTTTCTGCTCGATCTGCCCAATCCCAATGCCACACAAGTTCTTTGGTCAAAGTCTGGCTGATCGGGCAATGGACTTGCAGTTGATTAAGTCTACAGTTACTCGTCAGATTCTTGACAATATGTACATGACCAATAGCCCTCGCCTACAGATTGTAGAAGGGCAAGTAAACCTAGATGACCTATTAACAGTTACTGCTAATGGGATTGTTCGCACAAAGAATATCAATGCGATTACACCTCTTACTGTGCCACCTACCGCAGCTCAATCTTTCCCACTCCTAGAGTACCTTGATGGAGTACAGGCAAAGCGTACTGGTGTATCGGATGTTAGCCAGGGCTTAGACCCTAATGTTCTACAAAACACGACAGCCACAGCAGTTGCAGCAGTTACAAACGCAGCAGCAGGCAAGATGGAGTTAATCGCTCGTGTATTCGCAGAAACAGGCGTTAAAGACCTTTTCCAAAAGATCCTACACCTACTATGCAAGTACCAAGATAAAGCTCGTGTAGTGCGTTTAAGAGGCAAATATGTGTCGATTGACCCAAGAGAGTGGGCAAATGGCTTTGACATCTCAATTAATGTCGGTTTAGGTACAGGAAACAAACAAGAACAGATGGCAATGATCGCTATGGTATTAGAGAAGCAAGAGGCTATTTTGCGAGAGGTTGGTCTATCCAATCCATTGGTCAGTCTGACAAACTACCGGCAGACATTAGGTCGCTTTATTGAGGCAGCAGGGTTCAAAGATTCTACAGAGTTCTTTGCCGAGATTACACCTGAGACTGAGCAAATGCTTCAACAGAACGCTCAACAACCAGCACAGCCTGATCCTGCAATTCAAGCCTATGTAGCACAACAAGAGGCTAAGATTGAGGCAGACAGAGCCAAGGCAATGAGCGACATCGAAGTATCACGAGCCAAAGCAGAGGCTCAGATTCAGTTGGAGCGTGAGAAGTTCCAAATGGAAATGGCTTTGAAACAACAGGAGTTTGAGTACGAGGCACAGTTGAAAGCTCTACAACTTGGGGCTAAACTATCACCTACTGCAAACATACCTAATGTTATTTAATGAGAGATAGTTCAAGAGCATCCGCATATTTACACGATGAGTTCTTTTTAGAACTTGTGGAAAACCAACGGACTCTGTACAAGAATAATATTTTTAATAGTGCTGATAACGATATAGAGATTCGGGAACGAAACTTTATTAAGTTAAAGGTGCTAGACGAACTTATTGCTTCTATTCAAGCTGTGTCAGATGACAAGCAAATAGTAGACAAGAAGTGGAAGATTTTTTAACTACCTAAAAGGTAAACAACATGAGTGAAAACACCAACCCACAAGGGAGTGTCCATAGTGTGTCTGATGCAGCTAACGCATTTTTGTCTTTGATGGACTCACCAGAGGAGAAGGCTCAAGCAGCCCAATCGCAATCTGATGAACCTGAGACTTCAGAAGAAGTAGAGTATGAAGCCTCAGATGAGGACTACCAAGATGAAAGTTCGGAAGAAACTGTAGAACAGGAAGAAGAAACTCAGCCTACAAAAACATTCAGAGTCAAAATTGGCAATGAAGAAGTTGATGTAACTGAGGATGAACTTTTGAGTGGCTACAGTCGCACAGCAGATTACACTAAGAAAACTCAAGCCCTCGCTGAAACTCGTAAAGCTGTAGAAGCAGAACGAGTAGCAATCGAGGAAGCCAAGCAATTGCGTGAAACTTACTCACAACGCTTACAAGCAATTGAGCAAATCCTCAACAAAGAAAATGCTGAGGAAAATCTACAAGAGCTAAGAGATACTGATCCGATTGGTTATGCAATCAAGATCGCAGAGCGTGCCGAGAAAGACAAGCAAATAATGGCAGTAAGGGCTGAACAACAACGAATCGCTCAAGAGCGTGATGTTGAACAGCAACAAGCCTTACAAAGTTATCTGTCGCAAGCAAAAGAACAGTTAAAGCAGTTAGTACCTGACTTTGCTGATGAGGTAAAAGCCGAAGTCATTAAGAAAGACATTCGTGCCTATGCTAAATCGGTAGGTTGGACTGACGAGGACTTGGCTCAAATCTATGATCCAAAGGCTGTTAAGACGCTATACGATGGAATGATGTATCGGAAACTTGTGGACAATAAAGGCATGGCTACCAAGAAAGTGCAAAACGCACCTAAGGTTATGAAGTCAGGCACTTCTTCTCCTAGAGACTCCGAATCAGAAGCAATTAAGAAGCAGTTTCAGCAACTCAGGAAAACTGGGAAAAAAACTGACGCTGCGAAACTTTTTGAAAAATTCATTTAATAAAGGAAATAAATCATGGCAGCATATAATCGTTACGACGCAGTAGGCGCTCGTGAAGATCTCAGCGATGTGATCTACAACATCTCCCCAACAGACACACCAATCATGTCGTCTATTGGTAAGACAAAGGCAACAGCCGTTTACCACGAGTGGCAGACAGATAGCCTTGCAGCAGCTACAACCACCAACGCATTAGTTGAAGGTGCAACTGCTTCTGAGGCAACTCTTAGCCCAACATCTCGTCTCGGTAACTACACACAGATCGTAGGTAAGACCATTATGATCTCTGGTACGCTAGAGGCAGTAGACAAAGCTGGTCGTAAGTCTGAGAAGGCTTATCAATTGGCTAAAGCTTCTGCTGAAATTAAGCGCGACATCGAGACCATCATTACTGCTAACCAAGGTCAAGCCGTTGGTACAAGTAATAGTACAGCTCGTGTTATGGGTTCGTTGTTGTCTTATATCAAGACCAATACCGATAAATCGTCTGGTACGACTGCTGGTGTAGACCCTGCAACCCTTGGTGTTTCTACCCGTACCGATGGTACAACTCGTAGCTTTACTGAGACCATTCTCAAGAATGTTATCAGCAAGGTATTTACAAGCGGTGGCACACCTTCCTTGTTAGTTGTTTCTCCTGCTCTCAAGCAAGTAGTTTCAGCTTTCACAGGCTTGGCTGCACAGCGTTACCAAGTACCTACCAATGGTCAAGCAACTATCCTAGCCGGTGCTGATTTGTATCAGTCCGACTTTGGTGTATTGCAGATCGTTCCTAACCGCTTTATGCGTACTCGTGATGCCCTCGTACTCGATCCTGAGTATGCAGCTTTGGCATACTTGCGCCCATTCCAAACTAACGAATTGGCAAAAGTTGGCGATGCAGACAAGACACAAATCTTGGCTGAATTGACCCTCGAAGTTCGCAATGAGGCAGCTCATGGCGGTGCATTTGACTTATCTTGATAAATAACAGATAAGTTGTAGAATAGGGGGATGGGCAAAACTCATCCCCTTTTTCTAATTGATTTGCCCTAATTTATGAAACTTTTATAGGGTAAATATTGTGAAGAAAATCCTAGATGTTCGAGATGGTGTAGTAAAAACAGCATACGATGACGGAGAAGGTGGATTAGTTATCCATTCTCAGCAAGATTTAACTGAGTTTGCAGATTATACGAAAGAGGCTTACAACAATAATCCTACAGGCAGAGGATGGGGAGATAACCCAATAGATCGCAAGAATCATGTAGCGACCTTGCCAACAGAAATTATTAACCATCTAAATCAGGTGGGCATTATGCGTGGATACGCAATTCTTGATCAAAAAGCACTAAAAAAGTTCTTAAATGATCCAGATAATCGTGTGTTTCGCACTAGAGGGGGTGTCGTATGAGCAGAATTGCTATATGTATACCTTCTCGCGGCGGTCAGATGGAAGTAGCCACAGGGTTCGATGTTTGTTCAATGACAGCTTATACGCTAAAGAACACAAAACACGATCTTAACTTCTACACAGCAATGGGAACGCTCATATTCGACCAACGCAACAGCATAGTAGAAACCGCAATTAAAGATAGATGCGACTATGTAATGTTTATTGATGGTGATATGCGTTTTCCTAAAGATGCCTTAGTTCGTTTGTTAAAGCACAACAAAGATATTGTTGGAGTTAACGCAACAACACGATCAGAGCCAGTTAAACCAACAGCCAAGAACTTCAAGATTGAAGAAGATGGCAAAGTTAATTGGTATCCAATCTATTCCAAAGGAAAAAAAGGAATAGAGATCGCAGATGGCATCGGCTGTGGTGTGGTATTGGTTAAAATAGATGTATTTAAAAAGATGGAAATGCCATACTATTTCTTTGAGACATTACAAAAGAAAGCAGTATTAGGCGAGGATATTTACTTCTGCATAAAAGCAAAAGATGCAGGATTTGACACTTGGGTAGACCACGACTTATCTATGGAGATTGGTCATGTTGGTTCTTACATTTATGGCTGGCAAAACATAGAGATGAAATAACATGGCAATTGCAAACTACAACGATCTAAAAACTACTGTAGCCAGCTATCTTGGCAGATCAGACTTAACCTCGGTTATTCCTGATTTTATTACATTGGCAGAAACTCGTTTACAGCGCGATCTTAGAACCCGTTTAATGCTCAAGTCTGCTACAGCAACAATGACAGGTGGAGATAACACAGTAGGCTTACCCACAGACTTCCTAGAGATGCGTGATTTGTTTATCCAAGGCAGTCCACGAGTACCAGTTAGTTATCTAACTCCTAGTGCATTTACTAGAGATGCCAGGGCGCAAGAATCAGGCAAGCCGGTCTATTACACAGTTATTGGATTAGAACTACAGTTTGCACCCATTCCAGATACAGCATATGTGTTAGAAATGCTTTATTTCTACAAACCAACAGTTCTGTCAAGCACAAATGCTTCAAATGTATTCTTGGCTAATTATGCAGATGCTTTGTTATACGCATCATTGGCAGAGGCAGAGCCATATCTTATGAACGATGCTCGGATTCAAACATGGGCAGCTTTATACGATAGGGCAATTGGAAATATTGGAACAACAGACGAAAACTCAGAGTATTCTGGTGTTCCTTTACAAATGAAACTCACATCACGATAAGGGCTAAATATGGCTGCAATGTCAAATTACTTAGAGAACGCTCTAATTAACGCAACTCTACGAAATACATCTTATTCTTCACCAGCCACAGTTTATGTGGGATTGTTTACTAGCGATCCTACTGATGCTGGAACTGGTACAGAGTGTACTGGTGGAGCGTATGCGCGTAAGTCAATGGCATTTAATGCGCCATCTAACGGAGCATCAACCAACTCAGCAGCAGTTGAATTTGACCAAGCTACAAGCAGTTGGGGAACAATTACTCACTTTGGTATTCTAGACGCACTTACAAGCGGAAACCTTCTTTATCATGGAGCATTGACAGCTTCTAAAGCAATTGACACAGGCGATGTGTTCAAGTTTGCATCTGCAAGCGTAACAGTAACATTGGCTTAATACCATGTCTACTATCGTTACAAGAGCAGTAAAAGGCTCTCCGCTAACCCATAACGAAGTAGATGCGAATTTTACAAACCTAAACACAGACAAATATCAGTCTGGTGATACAGTTACTTTCGCAGCAGCAGTCGTTACTGGATCAGCCACGATCAATGGCACAAGCATCCCTAACAATAAGACGCTTGTAGTAACCACAGATATTGGTTCTACAGTCCAAGGGTACGATGCAGACACAGTTAAATATGATGACGCTAACCCATCATTTACTGCTACTTCTGCAATTAAGATGCCAGCAGGAACAACAGGTGAAAGACCTACAGGTGTAGCTGGTAAGTTACGCTTTAACTCTACTACTTCTGAGTTCGAGGGATATAACGGAGTTGC